TTTGCACGGCTTAATGCCTAACACGAAAAAAAGCGCGAGACGGGGATCGAACCCGCGGCCCCCTCCTTGGCAAGGAGGTGCTCCACCACTGAGCCACTCGCGCATTGTACGTGTGCGTCACACGCAAGAAAAATATTAACATAATCAGACAACTCTGTCAACATTTTTTTGCAATTTTTTCGCATAAATTTAAAATACATAAAGCAACCACCGAGCCGGTAGGTGAGACTTTGAACCTTCGAGCACAAGACCTACGCTCGCTTAATGCCATACTGCCAAAGACTTTAGCGGTTAATTGATAGTCTACAATTTTTGAATAAGCCCAATCCTTGAGGTAACGTTTTGTCATATGGCTGTTTGTCTATTTCCAAGCATTAAAAAAGAAGAGAAAACCGGATTTTGGCTTTCCCTTCTATTTAACTGTTTATAATTTTATTTTTTTATCTTAACCTGCTTTGGCTTTGACCATTTGCCCTGATAAGTTTCCCCTCCTTTGACAACAATGGCTTTTGCTCTTGCATACAATTTTTTAGCCTTTTTAAACTTGCTATTTGATACACTATATGTCAATTTCTTAGTTGTTTTTGTCACTATTGTCTTTTTAAACCTCTTATCTTTTGCAATCTGTACTTTGTACTTGGTTGCGCCTTTAACTCTCTTCAATGTAAGACTTATTTTCTTAGCACTTTTCTTTTTAATTGCTTTTTTAACAACTGCCTTTCCAACATTTACAGATGATTTTATTGTAGTCTGACTTGGTTGTTTTTTAGTTGTTGTTTGTGCATTTGTATTTGTTGTAGTTTCTACTGCTTTTGTTGTAGTTGTTTCTACTGCTTTTGTTGTAGTTGTTTCTACTGCTGCTGATGTGGTTGTCTCTACTGCCACTGGTGTGGTTGTTTCATTTTCTGAAGTTGGTTTTGTAGTAGTTGTTGGATTTGTAGTTGGTTCCTTGTATTCTGAATATGCAGGATCTGCAAGTTCTGCAGGTGTTTTTCCTGTGAGTCCAGGGTCTGCCTTAATTGACACAGTTTTCTTTAATCCAAATGATTCTACATTGTTACTTGTATACTGTGATCTTACTTCTACTTCATATGTACCTGTCGCAAGTCTGTTTTCATAGTAACTTGCCACACTCCCATTGATTCCTGCCTTGATACAAACACCATCTACAAAAAGATTCAATCTCTGACCTGTTAAATCTGCCTCACCAGACCATGCAATAGTAAATCCATATTTTATACCTTCTGTTAAAATTGAAAGTCCATCTGGTAATGTTGGCTGATTTGGTTTGTCAAATGACTGTGCATTATCTATAACCTGACCTTTAACAGTAACCTTTGATGACTGACCAAATGATGTTGCCGCCAAAGCTGACTCTCTGCCTTCTGCATCCACTGCTGATAAATATGCCAAATATTCACCTGCCGATACACTTTCCAATATAACATTTGACTTGGTAATTCCGTCTACATATACACGTCTGTAAGGTGTACCTGTCTTTGCATCAAATAAATATAAATTGTATCCTACAACTGATGAATCTGCTGATGGAATACTTGCTTCTGATGATGGTGCCCATGCAACACCTAATTTATTGTCTTTCTGCGCCGGATTGTCAGCAGGAACTTCCGGATTTCCTGTAATATAACTTAATCCCGCCGGTGTTTTTGGACCTATGCAATTAACAGGATATGTGTAATTAAGAGTTGCTCCTGTTACTGTAAAGCTAACTGTTTCTGATAATGGTCCCTCACCCATGCTGTTTACATTTGCAGCCTGTGCTGTATATGAACCTGCTGAAAGTCCACCTACTACACCGCCTTTTGTAGCATTACCAATCTTTGTAACTAACTTTCCATCCTTGTAAATATAAATAACTGTTGATGTAACTGTTGGATCATATCCAGCTACATTTGCTGGGTCATCGGCTCCTGCCCATGCAAACATAATTGCATTTTCAATTGTATCCGAACCACTTTTGCTATTAGCAACAAGTCCTATTACTTTTTTCTCAGGTAATGATGTTGCTGTTTTTGCTGCACTTACATTGCTTGTTGGATAGTATGTAATCGAAGATACTATCATTGCAATGGCACAAATAATCGCACCAAATTTCTTTAATCTTTTCATTTCATAAACCTCTCTTTCATTTGATTAAATATTCATTGCAATTATACACTTTTAAAGAGCTATTTGCTAGTATCCTATTTTTATATATGGGATTAATTTTTTAGGAAAGTGTTTTAATTTTAAGATTTTCCATATATATGTACAAACACAAAAAACTCCTAAAAATGTAAAAAAAAAGCGCGAGACGGGGATCGAACCCGAAAATGGCAATTCTTTGGATTTCCTTTATTTATCGCAATCCCTTTATTTATCGGCATTGTGGCAATTTATGTAATAATTGTAAATTCCATAAAAATAGGGGTTTTAGGATAAAATGCAACACGAAATGCAACACGAATGCAACACAAAACAGCCCTAGAAATAACTCTAAAACTGATGAATAAAAAAGGAAGAGGTTGGCACATATCAACATCAATCTCTTCCTTTATTACTACTAATTTTTTAGAGCAAATACTTAGCTTTCATATAACCAACTACACCGTTGTATTCAACTTTTGCATATCCTTTACCGATATACATTACATTGACCTTTGTTTTATTTGGAAGCTTTTTCTTCAGGACTTTTGTTCTTGTTTTGTTCCAGATGTTTAGTCCTTTTTTTGTTCCAAAAACTTCCTTAGTCCAAGTCTTTTTGAACTTCTCAAAGGTTCCGTAAGTTCTTTTTAACTTAGCCGGAGTATCTCCCCACTTTTCAAGATAAAAATGTGGTGTATCTACAGGGCTAACCCAGTCACCACCCCAGGCAAGACCTACTTTCTTTGACTTGGCAATTTTTGCCACTTTTCTAATTGTTGCCTCGTCATACAAAAGTTTCTTGTCATTTATCGCAATATCAAAAGCAATGCCCCACTGGTGCTGACTGGAATAATCGCTTCCCTTTGCATTGGTTACAATGTTGCCTTTCTTGGTTCTTCCCTGAGCATACAAAGCGTCCTGCTCTGCCTTGCTTCTAAATCCCTGCGTAATAATAAGGTATATCCCTTTCTTTGCACACTGCTTTAAAAGTAAAGTTAACTTGTAATTAAGCCAAGGGTGTAACTTAGTTCTGTCAATTCTAATATCGTGTTCTTTCTTCATTATTCTTCCTCACTTTCCATTACTTTTATACCGTATTCTTTAGCACAAGTATTCTCAATCCTACATCCTCTGTACTTATCCCAATCCTTACAAAAATATGCAATATCTGCATTTGCCAATAGTTCTAAACTCTTGCCTAAAAACCATAGTGGTTTGGCATCATACGGTGCATTTTCGAAAAAACTGTCAATGATTTCTACATCCTCATTGTATGTTTCTTTAATTCTATTAACTGCTTTTGCTCTTTCTTCTTTAATCTGTTCATCTGTTTTGTCTCTCATTGGCTGACTTATAAATACTTTCATTTGTCTATTCCTCCACTTCCGGCAATCCTGCCACTGATGTTGCCACACTTAATATTCCTGCAAGTACTGTTGCTGACACAACCACCTTCCAGTCAACTGCTGCTAACACTGCTGCAGAACCGATTGTTGCAATAAATGTCTGTGCCATTGTTTTTACAGCTCTGACACCTGCTGCCTTAATCCATTTCTTTGTCTTGTCACTACTCATTCGTTTACTCCTTTCCCTGCTTCATTGGCAGTTCCTTTACTCTCTTATAAATCTCTGTTCCTGTTCCATTCCCGCCCAGTGCATGATACGCCTTGTATAAATGTTCAAAATCATCCAAAGCCTCAACTGATATATGCTCCTGAGCTATGTACTGTTTTCCCAGCGTGTATATCTTGTTATGCAAAATTGCAATAACTCCGTCCTTAATTAATTTATATGATGAATTTTTTAATTTGACATAATTAACTGCACTAACAAAAATTGCACCAATTAATGAAGGAATCCCACACAAGGATAAAATCTGATAAAGTGTCATGTATATCTCCTTTCTTATTCTTCAGCTGTTTCTTCGGAATTGTTATAAAGTTTATAGTTTACATATCCATAATCAGCGGAGGCCATTGAAGAGTAATATAAATATAAATCATCAAAAGTAGAAATATCATATTCTTTATTTGATGTAACTTCAAAACGACTATCTGAAGGTTTACTAAAATCAACTTCTTTTTTATCACAAGTAATAGCACACCAGTCATAATTTGGTGGCAATGTATAATCGTTAAAATTGCTTCCCTTTGTACTAGCAGTTCCAAACTTTATATATTTGTATTTACGTACATTAATAGAAACAATTTTAGTCTGAGCTATATTAATTATTCCTTCGTGTTCTATTCCGAGAGTTCTACACATATCAGAATATTTTACAGTCATATTTTTAATTTGATTTGTAGTTGTGTTATTAATGGCATCAATCTGACTTAAAGCTGTGTTATTAATGGCACTAATCTGACCTGTAGCTGTGTTATTAATTGCAGCAATCTGTATAGTTGTTTTATTCTCAATCATTTCTATCTGATGTGTAGCTGCGGTATTTATATTCTCCAACTGTTGATTTGTTATATTTGTAATGTTACTAATCTGACTTGATGCTACTGTATTAATTCCTTTTGTCTGCGATTCTCCTGCGGCAACCGCAGAACTGTTTATAGCTTCAATCTGTGCCCGTGCTGTGTTGTTAATATCTCCAAGCTTTGCAGTTGTAAGTGTTGCTATGTCATTGCTTTTTGCTTCTGTTAAAGAGCTAATGTCGTTCATTTTTGCCTCTGTTATGTTAGCTATGTTTGTTGTGCTTTCCTCAACTTTGACATCAATATTCGCTATTAGCTTCTCAACATCTGTCTTTTGACCTACCACCTCTTCTAAATAATTCCCAGCTCTATCTGCATAATCTGCTGCATCATTTGCCTTCTGCTCTGCCTGTTCAAGATAGCCTTTATTAACTTCTATCTTTTCATCAGCCTCTTTTACTAATGCCTTTGTATCACACATTATTTTGATTATCTGATTGTAAATATCCGGTGTAATCTCATTTACAACATCTACCGGAACGCCTTTCTTTACTTTCTGACATACAATTGTTGAAGTAATTCTTCTACCTTCTGAATTGTCACCAAAAACTCCAATGTAAAGCTCACATTCTTCCCTAAAAAGCCAATCAGGTAATTTTTCTGCTGATACAACATCCTTTTCAACAAGCACTTTTACCGAATCACTTATACTATAATCATCTACATATATTACGGCTGTTTTTGTATATCCGTCCCATTCAGAAGAAAAATCAAACTTAATTTCTTCCAAATTGGAAGTTCCTGATATTAAAGACTGCTGGTTAACAATATGCGCCTGTTGTCCTTTTATCTCTATGTTTATGTTCATCTTTTTCTCCTTTAATCCACCATCCATACTGCATGAACCGGTATGCATGCTCCAGTGTCAATTGCTATAGGAACACTTGCTCCATAATAATCGAAACTTACTGTACCTCCCGGATTGATTGTCATCATCCATCTGTTAGTTGTTCCCAAATGTCCTTCCTGAATTGACCATACGTTACGTGAAGGTCTCATATCTGTAGGAATATTCTTAAAAATATTATCGTGTGCAGAAAAAACAGTTGAATTTGTTATGATTCCCACCAATTCCACAGTTTTCCCAACTCTTCTGATTTTAGGTGCATCAGTAGTGGACCATGCTGATATGCCATTTCCACATTCAACTGATTTCCAGCCTGTATCATATACTTCTCCGGATGTTTCAATAAGGGTTAACTCCTGCCAATCCTTCCAGCCGGCATTTTCATAACGCTTATAAATCACATTGTTCTTTACATCGGGAATAAATATCTGAAACTTAGTTGATGTTTCCCCTTCAACATAAAGCATTCCCCAGTTAGTAACAGGTCTGTTTGTTCCTTCTGTTGTCTTTATGTGATACACTCCATTTTCTGTTAATGTATTCCAATCTACTGCTGATGTTATGGTTTGTGATTTCACATAACTGGGTAAATCTGTTAAGTCATTGTATGAACCTGTAAAAGCCACCGTCTTTAAGTCTGTAAAGAATTTCTTTATTTTTCCAAAAATAACCTTATGTGTTTCTCCTGACAAAATATTTTCTCTTTTTGATGCCGTCTGAAAAGCAACAATATTACTGTCACTATTTCCATCCTTTGAAAGCTTCTTGGCAAGCTCCTCATTATTCTTTTTCAATTCACCATCTATGCTGTCTGCATTTTCATTAAAAACATCAATATCATAAAACTCATCTCCATCCGGTTTCTTTAACTGCAAATACTTTGTTTTATTAATCATCTTGTGCTCCTTCCTTCTTCAAACACTTCTTCTCTTAATTGAATGTGTGTATACTTCTTTAATTCCTCGTGTGTAAATTTTGATAACTGATTATTCTTGTTATAAAGCAAAGACAAATCAATTAACAGATTGCTTGGGACAACCCTGTCCAACAATTTAGCCACATCAGAAAGCACATTCTTTGATGTTAAGGCAACCCTGACTGTTAACACATAATTATTGGCATCCAACTTTACTGAATAATTAGGCCCTTTGCTTTCATCATTACCGCATATTACCGCCAAAGTCTTTTCCAAGGATATTACAGTAAAAGGTCGTTGTTCTGTAACAATTCCCAATATCTTCAATCGTCTTTCTTCCAACGTGTACGTATCCTTATTGGATATTCCAAGCATCCTCTCCCAGTGTTCACAACCTTGCTCATCCAAACTTTCAATGAAATTATTGTTCCACATTTTTTCAAGTGCTTCCCACAAATCTTCAGTCTGTGATTGCTCAATGTCTGTTAATTCCTTTATCTCTCTAAACTCTCTTAACCATTCAGGCAGATACTCAATCAACTTTCTATCCACTTATCTCACCAACCTTTGGAATATAATCACAATCAATAATGCAATTACCTGTCTTTCCATCAATTTTTACACTTAAAACATTGTCAACACCTTCCATGTCAAGAAGCATTGATTCTATCTGTCCGCTTCTTAACGTCATTGTGTCCTTTGCTTCCCATTCATTTTTTATGACATTTTTTAAATACTCTGCCAAATTTTCTGTAAAAGTTTCCTTGATGTCATCCCAGGTATAATCTTCTATGTATTCAATCTGAACATCCACATTTATTCTTTTAACTTCTGGTGTTGAAACAGTTACAATGTGACCTATTGGTGCAATTCCCACACCTGTTCCATCTTTCGTTGGATCAAACGTATTCTGTACTTCATTTATGATTTCAGAAGAAGCTTCATTATATTGAGAATCAAGAATTGCCAGCTTTACAGTTCCTCCACCATTCCAAACAGGATAAACCTTGCAGGCACCTACCTTTTCAATGTCTTTAGCTTTTTCCTTATAATCTGCCTTATTTCCTCCAAAAGCCGCTTCTGTAAATGATTCAAAATATCTTTCTCTCAAAGATTCTTCATCCTCATCTTCCGTGCCATACACAATCACTTCAACAGCCTCGATTTCTTCTAAGTCCTTAACATATTCAATTGGAATCACATCATCATTTATGTTGTTTCCGTTTTCTCCTGATTCAGAACATGTCATGCTATAAAATCCATCTCCTAAGTTTTCTGTAATTGAATATGTCATTTCACCTATGCTAAACTCTGTTGCCTCTGGAATGTTCACATCAGAAGGAATACATTTCACTTTTACCACAGCCGGAATACCTTCCTTTACAAATATTCCCCTCTCTGCTGCACGCTTAATCAAATAATAATAAGATGCACTGTCTGCAAAACATTCCTGCAAAAGAATGTCCATGTCTGCATACATCTGTGCACTTTCCATTGCCACAGGTGCCAACGCATCATAAATAATTGAACCCTCTCTTTTATCAACATCCCCCTGCACATTTTCAAGCATCTGACTTAAAATGTTCTCAAAGGTCATCTCCTCAAACATCAATGCTCACTCCTTCCACTTCAATCTCTTCATCATCAGAAGTTGTAACTGTCAGAGAAACCATCAATTCATTTTTGTAATTTGAAATACTCTCTATCTCAACAGAATTAAAACGTTCATCCCTTAAAATGGCTTCCTCAATTCTGCCTCCAATTACTTCCTTTACCTCTGCAATGTTTTCTCCCAATAAATCAGCTTTCTCCAATCCATAATTTTCATAAATGCTGTAATAATCAAATTCAGTTAACAGAATCTTTATTATTGCCTGCCTTAAGATTTCATCATCTTCATCAGATTTTCTCAAAATCCTTTTGCTTTCAAAATCCAGCACATATGTATCATTGGAAAACTCCTGCTCTTCATCTTCTTCCACATTAAAATCTTCCAGTTCTTCCAATTCTTCAGGTAACATACTCACACCATCCTATCCACAACAAGATACTTCTGACCACCATCTGCACGTATCATCACAACCTTGTCGCCCTTTTTCAATTTGCTCTTTGATGCAGTTTCCGTAAAATACAAAAACTCATCCGTTAAGATGAGCTTTTGATTAACCTTTATTTTAGACGAATCTGCCTTTAAAACCGTACCAATTACAATGGTACAGGGCTTCGCCGCTTTTCTTGCATCCTCTGCTATTTTCTTAATTAACTGTGTCAAACTAGTAGCTGCTATCGTAATCACCTCCAGATAATTCCAAATCCATAAGATGTTGCCCATTATTAAATGTATGAGTAACCTTATCAACTAACATATAATTTGAAATTGTTTCACCATAAATTGTCAACTTAACAAGAACCAAACAGCCGGCTCTTACGTTAATGTCACCAAAACAATTATTAATCTTAATTGTCTTGCCTGTTTTACAATAAATCTTCAACAATGCCTTAACCTTTAACTTTGCACCCTTGCGACTGTCGATTTTGTCAAAATACTGAAGCACACCCCATTTATTAATGTACTTACTGTTTTTTGCCATATAAATCTCCTGCACACCCTTCTTGGTGTTGTCATATGCCAATTTTATCTGATTATAAACATTATCATCTATTGTTTCCTTATAATCATAAGATTCTGCCGTGGTTGAAGTTATTAACCTGTTAACCTTCCAAGGTTCCCTTAACCTTAACTTTCCAAATTCATCATACAAGGTATAAATCTTTCCCCTTGCCATTAATGTTTCATCCAAGCTGTTCTGTACAATGTCAAACAATGTTGCATTATCATCAATTCTTGACACAGGATACTTTGTATTCGCTAGCTTACCACAATTCAGTTTAAAATCCTTGGCAATTTTCTTAATTAAAACCGTGGAAGTTCTCTTTTTTGAAATATAAGTATCCTTATTCTTAAAATACCTAAGCTGATCATACACAGTAACATCCAAAGTCTTATCTGTTTTAGGTGAAATGGAAAATACAAAACCATAAAAGAAATTTTTGCCATTAACCACTATTGCCACAGAATCACCATTTGAAATTCTCTTCTTTGAATCGCTGTCAACAAACGTTGTAAAAGTAACCTTACCCGGTGCATTTTTTCTCTCAAAGGTTGTTTTTAATCCTTCCTGAACCTGATGTTTGTACCTTTTCTTGCCGTGTTTAATCAGAACATTAACAACAAGCTTCTCACTGTTCTTTACTGAAACAGCTTTATACTCCACCTTTCTGGTTGACTTTTTCTTTTTTGATTCATTCTTTTTAAGAATTTCCCTTAAATATGATATTTCCTGTTTTCCACTACTTTTACCGGTATTCTTTCCGCTTTTCTTTCCCTTTGATGTCTTACCTGATGAAGTAATGTAATCACTGATTACCCCATATCCTGTTATTGTATGGTAACTTAACGGATATGATCTTCTCATAACAGCGTCAGAAGTGTTACCCTCAATGGTATGCACAGTACTTCCTGATACATACTCAACAATTCCCACGTGAGATGCACCATCTGATTTAAAATAAATGAAATCATTTCTTTTAGGTGTGTATGAACCCTTATACTTGAATCTTCCCTTGTTTTTAAACCATTGCATTCCTGTGTCTGTTGATGCTGTCTTGGGAGCAATGCTTGTTGATACACCTGCCTTATATGCACACCAGGAGGCAAACATATGGCACCATGCAGCACCATTCATTCCATACCAGGCACTATACTTGGTCTTGTTACCGCCATATGCTTTATAACCAACTTCCTTTGATGCAATATCAATTATGTCTGCCATCCTTTCCTCCTTATGGTTTCTTCAAAACAGTTCCCTTGTACAGATATTTTCCTTTGGAACTGCTTTTTCTCTTGTGTTTCTTTGCAGCCTTTTCAATAACCTTCTTGTTCTTCTTGTAAATGGCAGAACCCTTGGAACTATCCTTTAACCACTTTTTCGCTATCAATGTAAGAGTTTCCTTATTGGATTTAATGGTGTACGTATTTGGTATTTTCTTAACCTTTACAGCACCATATTTTCTGTATTCCTTAAATTCCAACGACACCCTGCTGTCAAAACCGTCACTGACAGAATCTGTTATTGTAAGTCTTTCCAGCGACACTTTAAGAATAGTATTGAATATCTTTTTATCATTTGGTGCATATCTGTATATTTCCAGTTTAAATGCCTTCTTGGAAGATAAAAGTTCCTTATACTTCTTAATGTACTCATCGGCACCCTTGTATTTTCCATCTGAATAAAAAGCAAATGGATAATGTTGATTAGGCAATAACAAGTCAAATGAAATCTCTGTAAGTTTGGGATTTCTAAGCATGTTAACTTCTCCCAAATTAATCAGTGTCATTGTCTTGTTATCACCATCAACCTTTATGCTTATTTTTTCAGGTGGAATGGGTACATACTGCCCATCAATAATCAATCTATACATTCTAATGCACCCCTTCCGCTACTGCTGACATTTCTTCTTCCAATCTTGTCTTTAAATGAGTAACTATTCCTTCCATATCAGCTTTTGAAGAACCATTAATAACATTTGACATATCTACACTAATTTTTGCTGTTGTAAATCTGTTAATTGCTCTCTGTTCTGCATAATCCTTTATGTACTTAAGCTGCTGATTTGTAATATCCAATGAATCCGATGTTTTTGCAGTGTTTGCTGCTGTTTCAGCCGTGTTGTTTGTAATGGCATCTGTTCCATAACCATAGTCTGTATCCTTTGTTTCACCTTTCTTAAAAAGATTACCAAAAGTATTCTTAACCTTACTTTCAACACCCTTTCCAAGATTGTATCCTTTTCCATAAGCATCACCATAATTAATTCTGTAATCAATGCTTGGAGCTTCTTTATTTAATGTAATTGAATTTTCATTTTTACCCCAAGAAGTAACTGTATCTTGTAAAGAAGTTAATCCACTGGTCCAATCTGTTCCAAATATGGCATCTATAATCTTGGTAACAACTTTTCCAAGACTTAAAAACCATGATATAATCTGACCTATCAGATTTGCAACTGCACCACCAAAAGAATCAAATCCACCATTTGTAACATTTAAAATCCATTCAATTATGCCAATAAAAGGCTGAACAAAAATACTCCATACAGCCTGAATTATTGCGTTAATCGTTCCTATTCCTACATTTATGATTGCTGCTCCTGCTGATGCCACTACACCAAAAATCACACCTGTAGCAGAACGGGTCTTATTCTGTACCTTGTTAATTGCTGCCACAACCAGATAAATAGCTGCTATTACCGCAATAATAGCAATAATAATCCATGTTAACGGACATAATGACAATGCGGCATTTAATCCTTCCTGTGCAAATGTCATTGCTATAATAGCCGCTGTACTTGCTGCACTAGATACCACATGTAATGCCTTTGCACCTATATCTTTTAATGTAGTAAGCCAGCCTATTCCCATTGTTGCATTATAAACAATTAATGCTGCAACTATTCCCCATATAATAGGTTCAATTAATGTCCAATTAGATTTAAAGAAATTAATCATTTGCGTTCCAATGTTAATAATTCCTGTTATTGCTCCCATTACTAAGACTGTAGCATTTCCAAACCCGGTTGCTAAAAGCTGTATGGTTGGTAGATTGTTATGTATTGCATTAAACATACTAACAATCGCCGGCTGTACCTGTTGACCTATAGTTGTTTTAACCGCATCAAAATCCCTTTTATTTCTTGCCATTACTCCCTCAGGGGTTTGAGCCATTGTTTCATTCATCTTTCCTACATTCTGCTCTATTACCTGAGCCAACATATTAGCCTTTTCCATCTCAGTTCCATTTTTCATTACCTTTTCCTGATAATCCGTAAATGAAATGCCTGCACGTCTTAATGCTCCAACCTGGCCAGTCATAACCTTACCTGTCATATTACCGATATTAACCATATCCTCATTAGTAACATTAACACCATGCATCTGAACCGCTAAGTCAGCCATCTTAGGTAACAAAGTTTTAACTGCATCTGTCTGATGAAAATATGTTGATGCCTGTTGCGCTCCATTTATTAAAGCTGTCTTTCCAACAACACCATAACCACTTATCTCAGAAGCAAGATTTTTCATCATATTAACCTGTGATGTTCCTGCTCCCTGCATTGCACCCATTACTTCAGTAAGTTTTGTCTCTGCCTGATGTAATTGAGATACCTTTTCATTACATTCACCTATAAAGCTGGCTCCCTGTCTTATAAGAAATATTCCACCAAGAGAAGCTACCAAACCTTTAACTGTGGAAAGTAATCCTTTTGCTGAATTTGTCCCCTCTCTTACTTTACCATTGTATGTTTCTTGACTTATTGAAGCTCTTGACGTGTCACTTGCTATCTGCTTAATCTCTGCATCTGCCAATCCTAAATTTGTTCTGGCAGAAGCTAATTTAGAAGTATTAAACATGTTTCCTGACACACCTTGGGCTCTTTCACATTCATTAATTACAGTTGAGACAGCATTAGTTATGTTCATAAGCGGTGCCGTCATTCTGTCTGTTAACTGAAATGAAGTCATTATTGATGCCATCTCTTTACCTTACCTTTCCAACTTTCTTGCTTTCTTCCTCTTCCTGCTCAACTCTTGCATTAATGGAAGCAATCACAAAAGCTCTCTCATTTTTATCCAAACTCATAAAAAATGAAGGTGTCCAATGAAATTTATGTAGACAGTAATATGCATACATTGAATCAGGATCACCTTCATCTATTAGTTTTTTGCTTCGTTAACTTTATCCTGTAATGTTTCGTCAAATCCGTTAAACTTCTGAATAAATTCAGCAAACTCATTATATTCTCCCGGATTATCAATCATCTGCTTAATTAAGTCTTCCGGATTCATTACGCCATAAGAATCCTGTAATTCCTTATTGTATAAATCAGGTTCTGCAACAGATGCACACATCAGCTTTACAATAAACAATGAAGAATTAAATTTCTGTCTGTAAACACCCGGCTTTCCTGTAACCTGAACCTCTGTTGTACACTTTTCTCTAATTCTTTCATATTCCTCAGTTGAAACTGCCTTAATCTTCCAATCCAATGGAGTTCCATTTTCGTCACATAATGAAGCGGTTACCTTATATGCCACGTCATCCTTATATTTCTTATTTTTCTTTAAAAAAGCACTTAAATTAGTTGCCATATTCCTTACCTTCTCTTTCTAAAAAATAATGGATAAGAAGATTTTTAGTTCTCCTTATCCACTTTACTATTACATATATGCAGGTTCCTTATATTCTGAATCCTTGCTGTAGTCCATTGCATATGCCTCAATGTCCTGTTCAATAAAATTTCCATCCGCATCAAATGAAGATAAAAGAACATCTCCTTCTATCATACACTGATGATAAGTTTTCCCTGATGCTCCCATTGATGTTGCCGGATCATTTGATTCAACCTCGGCTTCAAAAGTTGGAAGCATTCCTGTATTCTTGTATTCTTCCACAAGTCTATCAAAAGCCTCCGTACACTTATACAAAGTCATTTTTATTTTAATTTCCAATCCACTTGGCTTTTTGCCTTTAATGGTTTTACCAAGAATCGGTACATCGGCAAGACTAACATTTGCCTTTGCTTCAAAATTCTTAGCATTAAGCATTGCGTATCTTCTGCCTCCAACAGTACAGTATAATGTTGCTAACTTACTTGATGGTGCATCATTAGTATTCATAAATCCACTCATTCTTTACTGCCTCCTTCCTAATCTATGATCGTAGTCATATAAAGTTTTTCCATTACACCTACAATAGTAATATTTGTATTAATTACTACCGCTTTCTTATCTTCACCCTTTTCAACAACAATATCATCATCACTAAATGTCTCTATTGCTCTTGTATCTACAAGATAATTAAAAATGCTTCTGACATCATTCTTAAGTGATACTCTGCCTGCATTGTCATTAGAAATTTTTCCAATATATTTATTATTAAAAATAGATGCCACATTGTCTGCAATGTAATCAATCACACGAATTGTCTGATTTTCCTGAAAAATGCTCCCCTTATCCTCTGTTACTGTTGTAAGGGAATTAATGTCTCTTAAAACCCTAAGTTCATCACCACACTTATGAATAACAAACTTTCCTGAAGTGATGGCATTTTCAAGTTCTGCCTGAGTATACTGGCAGTTAATTTCTTCCAGTTCTCCATCATATAACATATTTGTGCAAGCCTTATTGACACCACAGGCTGCTTCTGCTCCTGCAACCCAGGGAATAACATCCTTTGTGTTCATAACATTAATGATTCCCTCATAATCAGCTTCACAATTATACATTACAGTCTGAAACTTAATACCCATTTCATCACGCATTCTTATTGTCCATGACTTATACACTTCCTGCAATTTTGTGTCTGTTTCCATAACCACAACCACATTAAAAGCGTAATTCTCCAATAACTGCATAAACATTGTATGAGCCTCATTTGTTGGCTTATCATTAATTCCACCTGTACCTCCTGTTAAGAATGTACCGGTAGTTTCTTCAAGTTCAAATGATTCCTTCCATTCAATAAAGGCATTGTCCTTTAATTCTCCTGAACTTGCTACTGTCTGAATGTCAACTAATGTTGTATCCATATAAGTTGACACATCATACTTTTCTGTCTGATCAATGTTTTTCTTGATAACAATCTTTATTGAATTACCTTTTGAGCCCTTACACTTGGCATCTGCATACTTACAACCTGCCTTTGCTCCGTTATTGTTAATCTTAAAAAACAAACCTTTACTTGCATGTTTAAACACTTCCCTAACATTAATAAGATTTCCATCATATGGACTTCTTCCAAAAACTTCCAATGCAACCTTTTCAAATTCATCAGCAGTCACTTCAAAAATCTTATCATCAGGTCCCCAGTCCAAACATATTGGCATGGCAACCACGCCACTTTCCGTATTGTTCTTAATTGAATTTCTACTAATAACATTTACATAAGTTCCCGGAAGAACCTTATTCTGTGCTGTAAATGTTCCACCACCTAATGCCATTTAGTTTACCTTTCCTTTCTTCCATTTTTTCAAAATATCATCTGCTTCTTCAACGGAATATTCATCTTCATCATTCAACAGAGCGTTTAAAATATCCCTGTCCTGTAAAAACCTTTTTGACTTCATCAATTCGCTTTTTCCGTATTTTACAGATGCCTTATTCTTTGCTTCCATCTGTTAAACCTCCTACACCTGTTCTTATTTCATAACTTTCAAACTTATCCTTGTCTTCCTGTTTCTCCATAACAAATGTTTCATAAGTTACCTGAAACTGCAAAACACCGTCAACCATCTGACCTGTCATTTCTGCTGAATGAAGCTTAAATCCATCAACCTCAATATTCCTTAACAAGTACTGTAATTCTTCCAGCACTTCCATTCCTTCACCATGACAATTATCACTCTTAGGCCAATACCTGATAATAAATGGAACTGTCTTTAGAAATCGTGGTCCAAGTTTACATCTTAAGGAAGGATTTAAGCACAAAACAGAAAAACAAGGCTCTTTTAGGCCCTGTTTCACTGCTTCTGTATATATCTCATATTTTTCTTCACCATAGGACTGTCTTATCTGCCTTACAATCCCATCAATCATCTTACTTATCATTTAACTGCTCCTGATAACCATTTTTTCAACTTAGCTTCAAGAATACCCGGGGCACTCTGCCTAATTTCCTGTTCAGACAAAGTAAGCATATACTTTCCTTCAACCCATCCTGTCCCGTTTGACGTTCTGTGGCCAAACTCAACATATGATGCATATTCAACAGGATTGATAATCTCTATTACATATGTATCACCAGAATGATGAACAGTAAGAGAATCTGCATAAGACGTTGCAGCCTGATTGGTTCCAGCCGTCCATCCTCTTCTAAGAGTTCCACCTACTTTTCCTGAATTGGAAGGATACGTACCTACCGGAGTTCTTTTAATTACTTTTGCAAGAAGTCTTGCAGCAATCTCTCTTGATGCAGCTTCAAAAAAATCATCAGAATTTCTTGCCATTGCTTCAAGACTGTCCCTTAACTGCTCCAACTGCTTACAATCAATTTTAGAATCACTCACGCCTTATCCTCCACCAAATCAAGCAAAATCTCCTGATGTGTAGGATAAACCGCAGGTCTTCCACTACTTTTGTAGGCTACCACACCACCAACGCCCTTTACCAATATTTTAGAACCCGGCTTAACATTGATTTCAGGTGCCATAAACAATTTAATGACCTGAGTAACATCTGAATCAGCCTCATTCTCTGAATTGGAACTTATATTGCTGTAAGAAAGTCTGCAACAAACATCTGACTGCACCATTACCTCTTCAAAGTTAGTCACAGAAGAAACAACAACCTTTTTCTTTTCAAAAATATCAGCCCTAAAGTCATATGACATTTCTATTGCCTTTCTGGTTCTTAAAACTGTATTTTTCGAAAGCATTTAATCAGCTCCTCTCCACTGCACCTTAATCTGTTCAGCATAACATTAAAAGCCTCATCAGAAGATGTGCCACTGAAATTAACAGAAGTATCTCCTACCTTTACAGAACTTACTGCCTGTTCTAAGTCAAATTCTTCAAGCTTACCTGTTGTTTTAAGCAAATACAAAAATTCACCGCACACTCTTTCACAGGCTGATTCAAACAATCCCTTTGGAAGTTTCTTAACATGGCATCTGGAATTTAACTCAGAAACAACCTTATCAATGCAGAACACCAATAATGAATAATCATCTTCTGAATACTCATAGCCAATATTCTTCAATAATTCTATGACTTTATCTTCCAATAACTCCATCTCCTTCCTTTAGCTGTGAATGCGTGTATGACTTTAACTCAGAGTGCTTATACAATGATAAATAATCATTCGAAATAATTGAGACGGATATTGAAAATGTTTCTCCACAGTTTACAATCTGCTTACTTAACTTTGCATCAATAATGATGTTTTTATTCATCAAACCACCTCAATTTGTACTCTCTTTTTCAGTATTTCATCAGCAATATAATATGTAATCTCCAAACAATATCGCATTGACTTACTTAAAGGATTCAACTTCACCGTAATGCAATGCTCATTTATGGTGCAGTTTCCTTCTGTTTCAAGTTCCCTGTCCTTATAGAGCTTATATGTTGCCCTTGATATTTCAAATTCCTCATTCTTTGTAGACTTAACAAGAAATTTTAAATACTTGTCCTCACCTAAAATAAAGTTAATGTTCACACGCATCACCTCTTCTTAATAGTTCTATACAAAAACTGCTTTCTGACAATTCAGAAAAATAATTACCATTTTCCTTTTCAATGTCATATTCTGACGTTACAAAACCAATTTCATAATCATCATTAATGTATGTACATTGGTATGGTAATGGCTCAATGGTAAATTTCATTGCCGTTGCATCATAAGAAAATAACACATCAGTACAATATGCTATGTTCCCGGCTTCATCAAATGCAGTAAGTTCCATTACATACCTTCCACTCTTTTGTGCCGGTACCTCGGCGGTCCAGATGTCTCCCTTCAACCTTGTAAAGATAACATCCTGACCTTCAACCTTACCAATAAGCCTTACTACCATTTAATCTGTAACCTCCACAGAAATTGTATATGTTGCGCCGGCATTAACTGGATTTGGCGAAATAGTAACTGACTGAATAACCGGTGCAGTCTGGTCAAGTACAACCTTCTTTGTAACTGTAGATGTCTTTCCTGCTCCATCCTTTGCCGTAATGACAATGGTATTTTCTCCTGTCACTAATGTAAGTGTCTTTGTAAAGCTTCCATCACTTCCAACTTCAACAGTCTGTTCAGTTCCACCATTAAGCTTAATAGTAAGAGTTACCGGTGAGCTTGTAACATCATTAGTAGTACCCTTAACAACAAGAGATGACTGATTTGTAACAAGATTGTCAACCGGTGCTGATACTGACAATTCAGGTGGAACAGTGTCAACAGTAAATGTTACACTCTTCTGAGTTGCAACATTACCATCATAATCACTTGCGGATACCTTAATTGTGTGAGTTCCATCTGACAAAGCTGTAGTTGGTGTATAACTACATGTATAATTCTTTCCTGACTGTGTCTTAGTAATTCCTGTTGTAATTATCTGGCTATCAATAATAAGCTTAATTGTTGATGGATTAACACCTGAATCTGCATCTGTAACAGTCCAGTTAATAACAGGCTTGTTATTAGTCAACTTAGCAGAAGATGAAGGTGCTGTTATTGAAATAACAGGTGCAACCTTTTCCTTAACCTTAAGCTGTAAGCTTGAACCAAGTGTTGTGTCCGTTGCATCCTTTGTCACACTGTTTCCAGCTTCATCAGTAGCCTTAACCTTAACATTATAATAATGTCCATTCTGATTGTATGATGATGTTGACGGAGCTGTTATTGTAGCCTCATACTTCTTAGTTGTGGCATTATATGTCAGTGTATGGGTTTGTCCGTTAATTACAACCTGTACTGTTTTTACTGCCATAGGTAATGCCCTCCTTATCCTAATTTATGTTTAAATGCAACAATTCTAATCTGCTTAGGCTCATAAACAGGATTCCAGTTAGCTGGGTCTGCAAGTTCTACTCTTGAAGGACCTTCTGTCTTTGCCACATTTGCGTTAGTAAAGGCAATTCCTCTAGGATGAAGAATTGTTGTTCTTCTGTTAATAAGGTAATCAACACCTGAACCCTTTCTCTTTGCTCTATCAGTTTCAGTTGGAACAAATCCTTCAGGATTTCCGTTGCCTAATGCAACTGCTCCATTACCAAAAAGATATGTTGTGTAAGCCTTAGTTTTTGAATCATATGGACATCCATCATCAATAATTACTCTCTTACCCTGATATGTACCAAATGCTACATCGTTTGATGGCTGTACTGTTTCGATAAGATTCTGTTTCTTAAGGTATGCTTCTGTAGCTGAATGCATACAGATGCCTGTAAGCTGCGCTTTAGCATCTCCTAACTTCTGTTCTGCATCAATAAATGCTGAACCACTCCAATTAGCTGCATTTCCTGAATTACCTGAAATATCTAAAAGATTAGATGCAAGTCTTGTTTCTGCTGCCTTCTGTGGTTCCTTAACTTCCGGAATTGTTCCAAACACACCATTAAGAATTGCAATAAGTTCCTTCTGCATATCTCTTGCCCAGAACTGTGCAACCAAATCACCGATTGCTTTCATTGGATCTGCTCCTGAAAGTGCTGCTGATAAATCTGTTGCGCTCCACATTTTTGCTCTTCTTAATACTGCTGCCACATCCTTGTTTGAAGTAATTTTGTTATCTTCAAGGTCTGCTCCTTCAATTACCTGCTCTGATTCTCCTGTTAAATCCTCGAAGAATGGCATAGTTACTAATGGTGATGCCTGAGAAGCCAAAGCATCAAATTCAGCATTGTTTGTAACAATTCCACTATTAAATAATGCTGATAATTCCATTGTTCTGTTTAATACGTATGGAGTAAATAACTCCGGTACAATTACGTCCTGTAATGTTGTTCCTGGCATTTCTAATACCTACCTTTCCTAAATTTTTCATTAAATTGTAATTCCGGCTGCTGCTGCCATTTCCTTGGCCTGTGCCGGATTCTCCTTAAGCAGCTTGCCCTGCTCTGTTAAGTTAAATGTTTCCTTGGCAAAAGGATTCTTTGTAGGACTTCCACCCTTGCTAGGTTCATATCCTGCTTTCTGCTTAAACAGATGTGCCATAGTCTTATCTTCCCTGTAAGCCTTAATTGATTCGTCAACATCAATAGGATTGTTGTCCTTGTCAAATGTAAACTTATCAATTCCACCAGCCTTATAGATAAGATAATCAGGATCCAATACTCCCGACTTTGTAAGCTGTTCCTTTAATGCATACTGCTTTGTTGCATTAATCGCAGCAGTCTTAAGATTTCCGATTTCTGTTTCATAATCTTTAATCTTATTCTGGAGTTCTTCATTGTCTCCATTTTCCTTCTTTAATGTTGTGATTGTTGCATTAGCTGTCTTCAATTCCTCGCATTTATCATTAAATACGTTCTTTGGTACAGCGTGTTTTGGAAACTCTTTCTTTGCAGCCTCCATTACTTCATCAACATTAAGTTTTCCATCTGTAATTTTTGCTTTTTCAAGCAATTCCTTTAACCATTCCATTTTTATTACCTCCATAGATGTTTTATTCCAGTTCTACTGGTGATTGGATTCTACCGATATACCTTCGGCAAGGTATTTCTGTTCTTTAGTGCCTACAGAAAAAGGCATATAAAAAGAGAGCCTATTTCTAAGCTCTCTGATTAACGTTATTAAATTTTCAAAACATTTCAGGTCTTTTTTCGGCATGTTGCACTGGGACAACTAACTGTTTTTCAGTTTTATCAATTTTACCTATTAATTCTTCTATTCTGTTGCTAAGCCTGATAAATGAATCAATATCATCTATTCTGCATTTATTCTGCATATCCTTACATCTTGTAATCTGCTCCAGTATTTCTTCTTTGTACATATTTGTCCTTTCAGTTTATTTTTGCTGTTCTTTCAGCAAGTCTGATGTTTTAACACACTGAAAAAGCACCCCTTTCAGGTGCTTCTTACTGATTAAATCTTTTGAAATTTTTATCATCAAATTCTGCGACAAGCATTTCATTGTGCTTCTGTTCCGCTAATCTAAGAATACGTGCTTTTTCTTTTTCATCAGCGGTTTCTCTTGCCTTTTTTAAAAGTTCTCTATGTTCACGAACTAATCTATCATTGTATTTATTATGTTCTAACATAAGCCTATACCTCTTTTACCTTAATTACACACACCACTTGTTTTTTTAATTCGTCTTCCCATTCGGTTAGATCATCCGAGAAATATAATAAATCTTTTCGTCTTGAAACATAGTCATACTTGCTTTCTGTAACAATTTCAAGCACTTCATATTTTGAACCACACAATACTTCCGCTTCTCTACTACCATAACTTGAAATATGCTGAACACCAACACCAGTTTTATTTTCTAAACATTCAAGAATGACTGTACTGGATTCGACGGCTTGTGTAGATGCTGCGCCAAATGCTTCTGCAACTCTTTTATCACTTGACCAACTGGATATTATACCCTTTGATGGTATTTTATCACCCGGTTTCAAACGTGTAAATTCTGAAATATCATAATCTGAACTTTCAGAAAAGCACAAACCACGGTAAACCGTACCATCATATACCGGCATTCTGTCAAGTCCGTCGCGTATAGTTTTAGCAGTTGAACCTTCACCTGCAAGAATTGAAGCATAATCACCGCCAAAGTATTCTTTCAAAGCACTATGAAATTCTGTTGCCTGTTCTTCTGAATATCCTGTATCAACCTTAATTTGTTCAAAGGCTTTTGCATTATATTCATCAAGTTTATCATTAGGTACTTTTCCTGGAAAACCAGTGTCTAACTGACCACGCGATTCCTTTTGCAGTAATAAATCTGAACGTTGCTTTTCAGCATTCCTAATTTCTTCATCAAGATTTTTAAGTTTGGTAAACGTTGCATCACCATCAGATGCATCACCATAACCTTCTTCGATTGAAGAAAATTCAGAAAACCATTCATCATAAGAATAACCATCTGTAGCATCACTAAATTGATTTTTCAATTCATCAATCCTGTTATCCTGTTCAGAAATTTTATTCTTTAATGATATTGTATCATCTGTCTTAGTTTCTTTCAAATCATCTGTCTGACCATCAACAAATGATTTTTTCCATTCAGGATAGGTCATATCTGCAGGAACATAGTAGTTATTACCATCTTCATCTCTTGCAATTCTCTCACCTTTTGCAAATTCATCATCAAAATAAGGTGCTGTACAACTTCTACAGTTAACGTGAAATGGCGGAGCTGTTACACCCTCTTCATATTCACTCATCTTGAATACTTTTCCATCCATTTCCTGGCAGATGTCTGATGTATGACCGTCCAATGTGGCTACAATCTCATATCTTTCAACATCCAACTCCTTAAAGCATTCCTTTTGAGCTGTTGAACTAAAATACGCCGATTCAGTCATTACAAGTCTTCCGGCATTAGCCTTGCTTACATTCATTTTGCTTGCAATCTGGCTTATTGCCTTATCTGGTCCTGCACCTGTAATACACATCTGGCTTAAACTTGTATGTAACTGATTTATAAGCTGTGTCTTGTTGCCCCATATTCTGTCACTGAAATTCTTGCCATCAGCTAACCAAGGCTTACTTACCACTTTTTCAATTAATCTGTCATTTAATGCTGCAAAGTTCGAGCCGACACCAACGCCTTTTTGAATTTCATAAGCTGTTCTGTAATAACTTTCCTTATATACGTCTTTTATGTGTTTGCTTACTTCGTCGTTCAAATTACCAAATGCTACTTCTGCCTGTTGTCTGCATTGCAGTTCCAACGCTTCCAATCTGCTTATGTGAGCCTTGGCAGATGCATTTTCAAGTTCCTTTACCCATTCACCTGAAAAAGCGTTTTCCCTGCCCTTTTTTATATATTCCTCTACATCCCACTTAAGTTCCTTTAATTCCTTGTCATTAAGGGACTTTCTTGCTTCCAACAGAGATATGTTATTGTTATCCGCATATCGCTGATACCAGGCATTTATCTTTTCTTCAATTATCTTCTGAGACTTATCAAACTGCTCCTGAATATCCATTGTCTTCTTTACGGAAGTCTGATGTGTTGCTTCCTCCATCTCAACGAACCTATTCTTCCAGTATTCACTATTCTTCATCCACTCCACCTACTGAGTTATCATCATCTTTAGCCGAATCATCAACATTGTCATCATCTTCATTTGACTTTTTCGTAAACATCTGCTGATATATGTCAGCGTTCTGTGTTTTTTCTTCATTTTCCTTCTTAAGCTGTTTAAGTTCTGCTTCAACGTCCTCAACAAACGGATGATTCTTAAGTATTGTTTTCTGGCTAATGATTCCAACACTGTCCTTGCATATGGCTGCCTGCTCCTGCTCATTCTTAATACAGGTTCTTGTCCAAGTCTGAACAATGTTGTCACACTTAATGTTCTTAAAGTTGCAGATTGCTCTTACCAGTTTGGCAAAACCTAACTGAAACTCTGTTTCCATTAAACCTGTTTTCATTTCCAATAATGAATACATAAACTTAAGAGCCTCTCCTGACTGATTACCAAAATTTTCAGGTCTTGGATCAAATCCCTGCCCCTGTTCGAAAATAGCCTTTCTTGTGGCATCAAGAACACTGTTTCTTGCTTCAATAGGAATCTCAATGTTAAGAGTGCTTACACCTGCACCTTCATCTGAATCCATTTTTATAACCTTGTATTTCTTCAAATCCTGCAAGAATCCATTTAAATCTGTTCCACCATATCCGGAAAGAACAAATATAAGCTCCTGAACATCTTCAAGGTCATTAATAAAGCCACTAAACACCTTGTCGTACACATCAATCAAAGGCTTAATGTTATCAAGGTCAGAAGACTTAATGTTATTATTAAAAAACGGAATAAAAGGTATTTCCTCCATTCCGTGACTGTACTCATTTACAAGTTCGCCTGTTGTCGGGTTTTCAAACATTGCATAATCTGTCAAATTCTCATAAGTTTCATCAGACTGCTGTCTTCTATACACCTGACACTCTTCCTTGTCCCAATATTCATAAATTGTATAATTTTTCCCATCTGTTTCATCTATCTGTGTATATACTCTTAATACACCTATCAACTTCTGTTTTGTTGACTTATTCCACACCGGAACAACCTGTTTACTGTCAATAACTGCCCACTCAAATTCATTAAACTCATTAGTCCAATAATGAACCCATGCAACACCTGCATTAGCTGCATTAACACAAAGCTCCATACATTCTTTTCTATATTCATCTCCCAAGACCTTTAATATTTCTGCATTAGCCTTCGAACTACCAATGTCAAAAGTAGGCGGTGTAGTGAACGCATAAGCTGCTTTCTGGTTAACTATCAATCCGTGAAAGTTGCGTGGTATTCTATTATCTGCATTTCTTAACGGATGACCTTCTTCATCCTTTTTTTCATCTCCATAAAATATATCACTCTTATTTCTATAGTATCTGTCGGCAATGTCACATCTAATCATATACATTGCATGCCCCGGCATATACTGACTTAATAATTCCTTCATTCTAACTAAATCCACTTGTTTCACCTCTTTACTTTAATACTGATAATCCGTCAGACTTCTTAGCACAATCCTCTGCAATTCCTGTTGTTGCATCCTGTGCATCGTCATGATCATTCTTTCCTTCTCTCTGATACCTTGACATTGCCTTATAATAATCAGGCCATCTGTTCTTCCAGTCTTCAGGAAAATATATGTGTTGCATTACCCACGCTGAATTTGAAAAAATTCTTGCATTCTTGTTGTTATGCTGTGTAAACCACTTAATAACTGTCTTGTTACTTTTTAATTCATCCTGAAGTATTCTTTTAACACTTCTGGCAAATCCTCTACCACCATTATTTGATTCGATTCTTGCAATATTTACATTTCCATCAAATAACAGCTTAGCTGTTAACGGCTCTGTAACTTCCATTGGTTCCTGCGTATATATAACATCAAGTACGTACGCTTCATTGTCAAATGTTACTCCGTAGTTAATACTGCATAAGTAATCCTTACCTTCATCTGCGGTATCTGTATAATTTCTAATCTGCTTAAATTGTGGCATTTCTTTGTACGTCTTAAATGAAGTGTACATTCTGCCCTTTATGTCAATAGGATTCTGCTGATAGTTTGCTTCTGCAATATCTATTCCCATTGACATCTTTTTATTTTCGTATGATCTTTTTGACAAAATTTCAGGACAAAGCATTGTTCCATCTTTCTTAACAGCCTTATAGCATATATGCCTTACCTTTACGCCTATGCTCTTAAAGTGTTCCAATGCCCTGCCATCCAAATCCAAACTATGCCATCTTGTCATTACAATGATAATCTTGCCACCCTCTTCAAGTCTTGACATCATTGTGTCCGTAAACCAGGTCCAATGATTATCCAGAATATTTGCATTATTAGCTTCCAGTGCTGACTTAATCAAGTCATCAATAATCATTAACGTTGCACCAAAACCTGTTGCCGTTCCTGTTGGGGATGTTGCCAAATAATTGTTATAGCCATTTTCAAGTGACCACATATTCATTGCACCATCACCACGTTTAATGGTTACCCCTGGGAACACATCTGAATAAACAGCCTTGTTTTCATCTGCCTTTGTTTCAAGAATCGTATTTCTTACACCTTTAGAAAATGTTGTTGACAATGTTTCATTGTATGAACCTGTCATTATCTTTTGTGTCTGGTCATTTCCTAAAACCCATTCAACAAAATTACCAACTGTTCTGGACTTTCCATGTCTTGGCGGCATATTAACAACCATTACTTCATCATCTGATTTTATGAACTGCTGTAACTCATTACAGAAGTCACGTAAAAAGCCCCTGTCTTCCTTGTAGAAGTCAGGAGCCTTTAATTTGCAGTACTGCCAAAAATTTCTTCTTGCCAGCTCTACCCTTGCATAAAGCTTTATTAAATTCTTATTCAGATTCAAGGTCCTCACCTGCCAATCTAAGCAGTTGTTCAGTACTTAATCCCTCAAAAGGATTGTTAACATTTCCTGACACCTCAACCTTATCCTTAAACATTCCTAAATGTCTTCCCAACAGTTCCAAAGCCTTTACCTTGTCATAGGTAGTCAGCTCTATTCCATTCTTACCCTGCTTAATACCTGAAATAGCCTTAATCTGTCTTCTTGAAAGCTCATCAGTTTCAGTAATCTCAACTGCCTGATAATACATCTGATTTCCTTCACTATCCAATGCCGGAACATAATCACCATCCGGTGTCTTCATCATCACCGGCTTAGTCACAACCTTGGCATATTCAGAACCATTGGCAAAGGCAACTGCTGCAAGCTCCTGAATCACATCATCTTGCGTAACCTCAATTCTTTCCAACCTGTCCTTAATTCTTTCATCTATGTATTCCTTAATCTCCGGAACATTCATAAGACGAGCGGCTGCCGCTGCTGCTGTATTATCATTTTTGACGTGTGGATATGCTTCCTTATACGCCCTTGTTCCATTCAGATCAATCAAATATTCATTTGCAAATATAACTTGTCTGTCAGTCACTGCAACCGCCCCTTTCTTACCGAATTTATTTTATAAGCACTCTGCTTCTTTAAAAGCATCAAATATTTTAGGAAATTGAATAGCAAACCAATCCACCATTTCTTCGTTCAGTGCCCAACAATCTGACGAATTACTGTTACTCCATAATCCTGATTCATATAAAAACGCATGTATTATTTCGTGTCTAACTACCTGTTTCATGTATAACTGCAAATCTCTTACTGAATCTTTCTCTTGTACCAATTCTGCAATTTTAATTGTTTTTATTGAATAATCCATAATGCCGTCTGAACCTTCAGGCATTTGCTCATCTGGAACATCGTATTTAATTGTGTATTCTGATCCTAATATATTTACTTTTTTATCCTGCATTTTTCTCCTATTTTCCTACAAAAAAAGACAGCCTTTCGACTGCCTTAAGACGTTTTACCATAAATACTTTTAGAGGATTTCATTCAGATAAACAAAAATTTTTTCTCTGCTTTACTCATTTATCACATTCTAATGATAATCTATGTTCATAGGGACATTCAAGGACACATTCATTAATTTTTCTATTTCCTGTAATCCCATTCCGTGCAATCTAGTAGTGTGCCTATATGACATATCCATTTCTATTGATATTTCTTCCCATTTTTTAGATTGACAATATCGCTTATACAGTATTTCTCTGCATACCTCATTGCTTACCTTGGAAATTACTGCCATAACCTCGGCTCTTACCTCAACCAGTGTGCGAACCTCTATGTTCCATTCTTCTATCTTTTCCTCAATAGTACAAATTGTATCTGCCATCTTGTCTTGTGACGTTGAAGATATTACCCTTTCCCCTTGGCTGATTGCACTTGTACTTGTAACTAATTCCTGTAACGTCAGAATCTCTTCTTTTAGTCTTTTTATTCTGTGCTCTGCCCGACTAACCTGTAGCAGATACTCTTTAGCTTTATTTACTTCTGTCACTTTACCAATCCTTTCTCTATTTTTCTGCATAAAAAAACCAACCACCAAATATTGGTAGTTGGCTTTATGACATCTTCTTTTTAATGTTCTGGTGCACATTTGGCACAAAATCCATTTCCTGCATCTCCATTAACATAATCATCTAAATCAAATACTTCTCCACAATCAGGACATGAAAAATATTTTCCAATACAAGATTCACAAACATATCCTCCGTTAAAATGTCTTGTATGTGCACCTTCTTTTCCACAACTAATACATTTTGCCATAGAAGAATCCTCCTCTCTCTAGTAATACAAAAATTATACCATTCCAACTACCAATATTCAATTATCAATGTACCTTTGTTTCTAATCCTTATCCTGCAACTTACATATCGCCCACAAGACGAACACTGCTCCAATTACTAGGACTATTGCCAATGTGTTAATTATAGACATCCTAATCACCACGCTTCCATATCAAATTCTTCTCTTTGAATTTTTGTATTACTAATCTTTTTATAAATATCAACATACATTTCATCCTTGTCTCTGTTGTATGTAACTTCTGCGTATCTGTCACCCATTGGCTGTCCCCAAATAGTACACTTCTTATAGCCTAATTCGTGCGCAAACCACACTAGGTCTAATTCGCTAATGTTAATATTTTCGTTTAATACTTTAATCACTGCATTCTTTGCAGCCTTTTCAAATTCGTAACTTGTCATTCTATTCGTTCTCCTTTTCAAAATCATTTTTGTTAACATATTCTACAATTGCCTTGTTATCTCCAATAAGCATCACTTGAAGAACTACGATTTCTGTATTATCATATTGGAATAATCTAGGTTTTTCATCATTAAAAATATATGGCTTGTCTAACAACCCTCTTATGGTTATCTTGCTTTTAGGGTGTGACTTTCTTAAAGTCCCGCTTACTGCATTAATGTTATAGTTAAATCTATTTACTGTTGTACTATCAAGCATCTATTCCACCGCCTTTCACTATTTCGACTACTTTGTGATAACCTGCAATACCTGTATTAGGCACTCTGCTATATTCCAATTGTTCTAAAACCTTATCCACGTTATAGGCTGTTGGCTGATTTTCAATGAACTCATCTATGCCCATAAATTCATAATCTTTTCTTAAATCACAATCACCTTTCAATGATTCATGTAATTCTCCCATTAATTTATCTGCATCTATTAATCGCATTTCTTCCCTCCTATTCGAAACTCTGTAAGAGATTTAGAGCTAAATCGTATAAACTTTTTCTTACCACATTTGCAACACGTCACTTCAACTTCTCCATCTCCACAAATTGAATCAATCTTATATGTATGCTTGCAAAGAAATTTAATCTTGAGTTCATATTTCATTCGCTTTTTTATTTTAGAAAATAGAAAAATTAAAATTTCAACTATATGAAGAAACATGGTTGCAATCCCTATTCCTACAAATATAGGAATTAATATGTGCAACATTTATAAATCACTCCAATCTAATATGTATTTTGTCCGCAATTTTTACAGTAGCCTGAATGAATCATTAAGCATTTACATCTTGGACAAAAATATTTTCCTTCAAGAACTGTTCTTGAAATTTTTTCCTGCTTTTCAAGGGCTGAGATTGCCATGTTATGGGATGTTATGCATTTGTGTGTATACACTTCATCATCTGTATATTTTTTAAGAAATTCTATTGCTTCTTTGATTTCCATATTGTCCTCCTTAATTCAACACTAATGTTACATCGTCTAATAAGCACACATTCATATTTTCAGTCACCTTATACATTATTCCTGTCTCTGCATCCACAGCGTTATACTTTAAATGGTTAGTCTTTTCATCAATTTTAATATAAATATTATTTTCACATTCGAACCAATCTCCCACAATTAAATCACTAAATGTTCTTACATTACTTCTGTTATCTTCAATCTTCATCTTTCCATCTCCTTTTGAATTTCTAGCAGTCCTGCCTTAGTTAACTCATATATAGTTTCCGTTACAACATCTAAATCCGAAGAATGATAGCTTCCCTCTATAGCAACATCTACATATATATCTCTATGAAAATCTGTCCTTACGGATATTTGAACACTAGGAATATCATATGCTTCAGATATATAGGCTATCTTATTTTCATCTTCCTCATCCATCAGGAATTTATGCCACCATCCGTGCATATACTCAAATCCACCGCCTTGCAGACAACGTTCTCCTGAATCTGCCCATTCCTTACCTGTCTTAAAGCCAAACTTTCTAAGTTCATTTAGGTCTATATCATCTTTTATTTTCAACATAATCCTATACCTCCTTTATTTATATCGAAATGCTTCATCTTTGTTTTTAATGTGTAAATTTGCTTTTGGGAAATACTTCTTCGAAGTCAATGTCATAGCCACTGAGAACATCTACAAGGTCAATGCAAACATACCCAGGACCAATTGTTGCCTCAAAGCCACCTTCATCAAAAATTGTTTCATCAAAGATTTCTCTAAGCTGCTTTATGAACTCGTGAAACCAAACAATGTTAATCCAAACAATAAATTCACAATCATTAATCCAGCCAAATTCATCTACATATGAAATGGCGGAATCATCTTCATCCGGATTCATGATTAATTTGTAAATCTCCAACTCGTAATTTTTATCCATTTATTCCTCGCTTTCTGCTAGTTTTGCGTAATTCCAAGAAGAGCAACTATCTTCACTCTTTACCGTAAATGACGTACCTCCATCATCCCACACATATACTGTCTCATTTTCAAATTTTGCAAAATGACGAGGAACCCACGTTTTTTCGTCACCATTACTATCTGTTTCACAATCTCTTACATAAATCGGTGTATCAACCTTGACCTTGCTCCAATCAATTTCCGGTTCTTCGTATTCTGAAAACAGCCAGTCTTCTGCCTGCTTTCCACAATCTTCCTTTGAAAGATTATCGCATCCACAACATCCAAAACAACATAAACTTAGTTTCCCATATCTAATTGCTATTTTTTTTGTATCAATTATTCCCATTTTAATTAGTTCATCTCTATATTTCTCAATATTTAACATTTCTCCCACTCCTTAACATTTCTTAACATTTTTGTCCTTTAGTTCTAAATTAAATCAAATATATTCATCTGATTATCATCTTCAAAAACAAGCATTTCGTTCTTAGCTCTTGTATAGAAATTCTTGTCTATCTCGAATCCAAACGCTGACCTTTTTAGCTCTCTTGCAGCTCTTAGTGTAGATCCACTACCACAGCAAGGGTCGATAACAACATCGCCCTCATCTGTAAAGATTTCTATTAATTGCTTCAATACAGTTACAGGCTTTTGCGCTGGGTGTATTTTTGGAATTTCCTTTCCGTCTCTTTCCCATTTAAACCAGTTGAATATCATACGACCTGTTCCTCTGATTGTCTTTCCGTTTTCGTCCATCTGAACTCCATTTCTGAATTTGGGCAATTTATCTCTATACAGCACTAATGCATATTCTGTCGCTCCAACTACTCGCATATTTGCTTTTAGTACTTGTGGGCTGTAATTTTTGATGAATACCAACGGTATGTAGTGGCTGAATCCGTGCTTCTTTGCTGCGTCTATCAGTATTGGCATTTGTTCAAAGCTGCAAAATACAATCATACAAGGGCTGTTACTGCTTCTTCCTCTGTTAACTTGCTTTTTATCGTCTTTCTTCAACATCTTTGAACAAAAATGGAAATATTCATACAAATTAAAATTAAAATCAGAATTAAACGCTGACTTCCCAGCATATTTGCTTTCGCCGTTTTTGTTATCTCCGCCTTTGTACCACATTGGATTACTACCATAAAAGTTATTTCCAACATTATACGGAACATCAGCAATTATTAGCTGTGCTGGTGGTATTGCGTATTTCTTGTAATTTTGCATATTGTCTCTGTAAATTTCACATTTTAATTTTTTTTTCATTTCTTCAATCGGAGTAAGAATCCTTTTATGAGCGCTCAACTCTTTCTCCTTTCTTTATCTTAAAATTCTTTCCATTTAGGCAAACAGTAGGTTCTGCCTGCGCTAGTCGTTCTTTTAACTGCTGCACTTCCCACGATTTTCTGTTTTCTCTGCCTTGTGATTATTTTTCGCCTTGTGTCTGTCAACTCTCTGTCCGACCTGATTGTCGTCCATTTATTTTTTATTTTTTTGTGTTCGCGTGTTGCTTTCATTACGTAGCCCGGTGTCACATCCAGTTTGTCGGCTACTCCCTTCGCCGTGTATGTGCCTATATAGGTGCTATGCAAATATAAATCGTAATTCATTCTTTTTCCTCCAATATGTACTGCTTAATAAATCTCCTTGCATACTGCGGATGCATCATTGACCTTTCCGTTTTTCTCGTGGTCGTGTCTGTTCCTCTTACTTTTCCGATTATCTTTTTTTCGACGTATTCAATCGGTTCGAAAATAAAATTGTTTTTAGGTTCGCAATTAATAAACCAGTACTGGGTAGGCTTTTTGTAGTAGTCGCCATCCTGTGTTCTGTCCTTGTCAATTAGTGAAGGCTTCAAGCTCCAATAAGTAGTTAAGTAATGTGGCTGTGTATACGGATTTTCAATGATTAGCTTTAGCTTTCTTTTTTCGGCTATGCATACTAATTTTGAAATTAATACATACAGCTCATTCAATTCTTCGTGTAATTGTATTGAATATTCCATCTTTTGCCTTATGCTCCACTTTTTCTGTTGAAATGCTTCGCCCCTAAAAAGTAAAGGAACTCTTGCTTCAAATCTTGTGCAAGGAAAGAACGCTAATATTAGGTCGTCCTTTGCTATCTTATCGAATATGCTGGGTTTTCCGTCATACCCCCCCCCGAATTTCCTTAAACAAATCAATTTGGTAGTCTGTCTCGCCGAACTCATTCAGTACATCGTAGTCATACGCATTTATGCCTAATTTTTTAAATTCGTTTTTAAATGTTCCCGATTGCTCGAATAAACAATGTACTGTTTTCATCGCGTCTCTCCACTTCTTTTCTCAAATTCTGCCTGTATATCCTTTGGAAACTCTATTCCCAGCTCTGTTGCGACTATCCAAGCTTGGTCTGCCCAGCTAGTCCAATCTTCTGCTATTAGCTGACATTTCTTTTCAAAGCATTCCTTGAATCTTAATGCTCTTTTTCTTCCAAATCCAAAATAGTCTCTTAATGTCACTAAACATTCCAGCAGAATGAATTGTGTCAGTCTTTCATCAGCCTTGAACAAATCATTTCTGGATACCCTGATGGGGATGTTGAATATGTTTCTCATTCTCAAATCTTCCTCTAAAGCTTCTATGCCCTTTTCCTTAACAAGTTTGTATGCGTATGCTTCTCCTTCTCTTCTAGCCTATTCTTCCCTTGATAACTTTGCCATCCTTATTTCCTCCATTGCCATAAGCTTTTGCCTTAAAAGCCTTTAGTGCGTTATCTCTCGTTTTTCCATCTTTTATGAACTTTTCCTGTTCGTGTGTTAAAATGCAGCCAAATTCCTTACTTGTCTTTTTTCTCATTCAATTCCTCCAGCTTCGCCTTAAGCTCTGCTCTCTCTTCCTTAATTCTTGCCAATCTTACGTGATCATCTGCTGATAAGATTGAAACTGAAAATAAAATCTGCGATTCCATTCTGTCCAATTCCTCTAAGCGAATTTCTATGTCCTTAACCTTAACTTTCATTTTGTTGTCCTCCTCTTGTCTCTGTTTTCAATCAGTCGTCTTTCCAATGCCTGGTAGTCATATTGCCTTTGGTCATTAAATGTCTTCTTGTTTTGTTGCTCTTTCTTTACAGGATAAAAATTACTCCAATCACCTGCTATGGCATTCTTGACTGCCTGTATTTTCTCTTCGTCCGTGTCTGCCACCTGTTCAAGTCTCTCAATCAATGTCTGTATCTGATAGCCAACAATCTGTCTTCCCTTTTGTTCCCTAAGTTCCAGAAATTGCCTAAACACGTCATTAAGGTTTTCGTTGGAAAAATACTTTATATTTTCTTTACTTTTGTTTTCTTTTATTTTCTTTTGTTGTATTTCCGTATCATTTATGTTGGTTTCTGTTACATTTACACTTGTTTCTGTTACATTTATCGGTTTTAATGGTTCATTTAATAAGGGTTGACCTTTTTCATCAATCAACCTGTACCTTGTTTTCTGGACTTTGTTCCTAACAGTCACTGTATCGTAGCGTCGCTGAATTCCAACAGAGGTTATAACTCCTTGCATCAGGAGGTCATGATCAAACAGACCTATGTCCGCACAAGAGAGAATAACTTGTAACACAAAGTCTTTTTTGTTAACCCATCTGTTACCGATTGTCTTGATGATTTTAACCGGAAGGTTCTTCTTGAGCTGTTCAAAGTTTTTAAACTCAAGAAAGTAACCCTCTCGGTAAACCATCGAAATGACTATGTCGTAAATGGTTTGACCTAATGGACCATATTCATTCATCAGGTCCATTATTTTGAAGTCTTCATAATAATCAACATCTTTCGGGAAATAACTAAGTCCTGCCTTTATAGGTCTTCCCATTTGTTTCTCCCATCTTAATGTAGTTTCCTGCTTCATATTCCCTATATATCTGCATCCAATCATCAAGTGTCATTGTCACCAGAATGTCTGCATTGTTTTTCTTGTGAAACACTGCCGGAAGTTCATCCTGCCTTGAATCTCTTCTTGCCTGCTCCATCCAGTCATACAAGTGCATTTTTTCCTGATGTTTTGCTTCTATATGTATTCCCGGAAGTCCCACAACGTCTGCATCACCATTTGCCCCACAATACTGCTGGCCTCTTCTGGTTCTGTATCCGTATTCCCTTAGATGCCCGGCAAGTTGTCTTTCAAACCTTGCCCCCTTCTGCCTTGCATTAACTGCCATTCTGTATCTCCCTTACTCTTTTCCTTGTTGCCAGCAACGACCAACCTATTCTCTTTAATCTGCTGCTTTCCTGTTTGTAATACTTAATGACAAGTTCATCTTCCTCGCCCTCTATTGGTTGAAAATACCCTTGTCCATTGGATAGATTAAGTATTACCGTGTTTCTTCTGGCCATTGCAATTTCTTCCCTTATGTCTCTGTCTGACAATCCTGTCACCTTCTCTAGCTTTTTTCTTGAAATCGCATTGTCCTTTCCGAAAGGGATGTAATCTGAAATGTTCATTGTCACGTCTCCTTTCTGCCTGCCACCATTCAGGTGACAGGTCTTACAATTTTGTGATATATATTTTGATTTATGACTGTCTGTTTTTTAATAATTGAAGAATGGCTTTGATTCTGTCTGAACCTTGTTTTCAGCCGGTTCCTCATTGTTTTTCTTTTCTTCTGGAACACTCTCTGTTTCCTCAACTGTCTGTTCTGCTGTCTGCTCCACTACTTCCTCATAAGTTTCATCTTCTGACTGCTCAACAGGTGTTGTTTCCACATATGTATGTGTTCCATCCTCATTAATTACTGTCATGTCGCTGTCAAGTGCTGTCTGTAGGTCAATGCTCATTATTCCCCACTTGCTTATGATTTGTCTCAACATTGTCTTGTATGCCATTCCGTCAAAATCCTTGCTCCAGAAGGTCCACTTCGTTCCCTTCTTCAAGTCTGATGCATATCCCTGTGAATACTTCACTGCGTGAGCCTTCATCTTTTCCTTTGACCAGTACATTGCCTTCCTGAATCCATTGACATACTCAAACATTGCATAATAGCCAATTGTTTCTGCCTTTTCTCTCTCATTTTCATCTGAAATGAGATTTACTTCTATGTCTTCATTAAGTGGATCGAATCTGATTAACTCACCTTTCTTAATTGCCAGCACATTTAACTTCTTATACTGTCCTGATCTGATTGCCAGCTGAATGTAGCCCTTGTACCCAAGCTGGAACTGTGCCACCTTTGTTCCTGTTTTGTTATCCTTGAACGGAACCATGTAATACTGTCCAAGCTGTGGACTTGGAGATAGATTAAGACTCTCTCCAAGCAATGCTGCACTTACTATTGATGAATTTTGACATTCCTGTAATGTTGGATTGTTTCCAACCGCACTTACTATTGAACTGATGAATCTCTTTCCGTTCTTTCCACCAACAACCTCATTAATCTGATTCTTTACTGCATCATTTTTCAAATATGCCGTAAAACTTGTTTCTTGTCTTTTTGCCAAACTGTTTGATACTGCCATTTCATTTCCTCCTACTGTATCTGCTCATATTTAATGTTGTTTTTCGTAAGGAACTCACCCAATGCATTGAGCTGTTTTCCTGTTCCACACACCCTGATTACTATTGTGTGTGTTTTCTCTTCCTGATTTTCTTCTGTTCTTTCTTCCTGTGCCTCTTCCTCAACAGTCTGTGAAACACTTTCCTGCTTCTGCTCCGGTTCCTTCTTTCCTGCCTCTGCAAGTTTTTCGGCTTCTGCCTTTTCTCTTGCCTGTCTTTCCTCAAGTTCTGCCTTTCTTCTTGCCTCATACTCGGCTTTTCTTCTTGCATTTTCCTCGTATGTCTGTTTAACCATCAATGCTTCTGTAATGTTGAGGGTTTCAATGTATTTCTGTTTCATTTCAAACTGATATTCACCGGTTTCAGCATTAATGACTTCCAAGTCGTGTCTTACACTGTCTCTCATATGCTCCATATCATTGGTTATTGACTTTAATGTTGTTGTCACATTCAGATAACTTTCCTTGAAAACACGTTTGAATGTGAGTATCTCCTTCAACTCTTCGGCACTTGCAAAGGTCCTGTCATATATCTCCTCAACCTTTATGAGCTTCTCTTCCCTTTTCTTCTGGTCATAAGCCTTTACCTGACTGTCAATGTTGGCATTTGCCTCATCTACAATTGCAATCAGTTCCTTTACCTGACCTTCAAACACACTGTATGGTTCAAGCATCATCTTCTTGACATCTTTCTTTCCGTCATTCAATGCCTTGCTAAACTTATTAAGTGTTGCCCTGTCAGCCTTTGCTTCCTTTATGTTTTCATCCGTGTACACCAATGACCTGTACACGTTTGCCTTTTCAGTAACTTCTTTTTTTAATTCCTCAAAGTTCCAATCAATGTGCTTTAGTGCATTATCCATTGTTGGATTGTAAATTTTTAATTCCATCTTTTTGGTATTCCTCCTGTTTTAAATTTCCGGCAGAATGAGAGCCGGCTTTTTTCTTTTTTTCACAAGCTCCATGAACTCCCTTTCTGACCTTTTTATTATTTCAATGTCTTCCTCAACATCTGCCCTTTCAATATGGTAATCCTTTGTGATTAGTCTTATGCTCTTATTCCACACACTCTTTATCTGTGCCCTGAGTTCGACAAACTCATATTCCGTCACCATCAGGTAATGAAGCACCTGTATGTAATAATTGTCCGGGATGTGTTCACCATCCCATTTTTCCTTGTGCATTGAACCAAAAAGCTCACTGGTCTTGCATTCAAATATGCCCTTCCTCCCGGTTTCAAGTTCTGTCAGTTCTCCATCAAGTGATGCGTGAGCAAACGGATACTTGTCATTGAGAAGCATGTTATCACCAAAGTATTCAACCTTGTATTCCGGGTGGTCCAATGCAAATATTGCTCTTATGTGTTCCTCTGCCCTGCTTCCATATATTACATACGGTTCATTTGATATGTCTCTTGGATTGGTTATTCCAACCATTTCATTCCAAAACTCCACATTGTTCTTGTAGGGATTAAGTCCCAACACTGCTGCTGCATCAGAACCACCTATCTTTCCCTTTCTTGCAAGAAGCCATTCAGGTTTACTTGCAAATTTCTTTCTTGTAACCATTTCTAATCAACCTGTTCATTAAGAATTTCATCTGTGCAGTGCATCAATAATGTAACCAGTATTACCATTCCCAGAGCCACAAGTAACTGCCCTGCCTTGCTGTCTACCTCAATCCAGCCATTGACTAACATTACTGCTCCTGTTATTACTCCAATTACCAAGTTTTTGAATCCGTTAAGTACTCTGTACTTTTCGGCAATAATGTGGTAATCTTTAAGTGGTTTATTTTTGCAAGAGCTTGAATGTAGTGGTGTATATTCAGGCTCTTTTCTTTTTACTTCTGTTACTTCAAGTCTTTTGTTTGTTTCCATTGTTTCTTTTTATCCTCCTGTTATTTCCTAATTGTTTTTGATTATGTACACCAATTTAATCACCCCCTTCTCTCTCTGCCAAACATTTTCAAAATCTCCTCATCCGTAAAATGAAGCATGTCATCCAATCGCCAAAGGTCGCTTAATTTCAGTCTGTCTGTTTTTGCCTGCTTTGCATAGAACGTATTGGAATGCATTATTTTTCTCTCTTCAATGTCTTTTGCCATCTTGTTGTTTCTTATTAATGCTGTCTTGATAATTATTCTTGTTCCTTCAATCCTTTCTGCTATTGAATTTACTACAGCCATATCTGTCACCTCCTACTCTCATATACATAAAAGAGTTATTATAATTCCTCCTATAGCTCCACCAATTAATGCTGGTATAAGTCTTAAAAACAATATTCCTTTCATCTGCTCACCTCTTTCTGTTATGATATTAGTATGGGCTGTGACTTAACCTCTTACTTTGTAAGTAATCCAATTCCTACTTATATTTTGATGAAATAATCCATTGTAATTATTAATCACGTTCCAGCACAGCCCATATTTTATTTTTTAATTCTTTCAATCTTTTCTCCTATAATTCCCATAATGCCTGAATAATTAACGCATTAACTGTCAAGCCTCTTTTCTTTGCTAACTCCTTAAGCTTTGTGTGTAGCTCTGTTGGAATCCTAATTGTTGTCTGTATCATCTCTGCTCTCCTTTCGTTTTGATACCATAATGATACTTCTTTTTTCGAGGTTTCCCTTGTGCTGTAAAGCACGAGGTTTGTCAACTGTTTTCGTCAAAATAATTTAACGAATCTGTTCGATAATATCTCTAATCATTGATGTTCCTGAATCCATATGAACATTTGCTGTTTTCACTGCTCCGTACCAGAAAGTCGCCACAACTGTTTCGTTGTCTTTGTTGTATTTCAAACTTTCCAATTCCTGAAAATCTCTTGTTTCCTGTAATACTGGTAGTAATAAATCGCATATTTTCTGTTTATCTTCCATTGGTTTCTCCTCCTTTTTTCTTTTAATCAAATTTAATTTGATTTGTTTGGTAAAAAAATATAGTCTAATGGCATATTATATAAAGCAGCTAACTCTTTACCTTGGTTTATTGTTGGTTCAGACGTTCCTTTTTCCCAATTTACTATTGTATTCTTTGAAACGTGCATTTCCTTTGCTACTTTTTCTTGTGTCATTCCAGCATTAACTCTGGCTGCTGCTAAACTAATCTGTATTTCTGCCACTTTTATCTCTCCTCTCTCTTTACATTTAATTAACTTCCTGCTATAATCTCTATATCACTTGGGCGACTTAGCAGGAATGTTAAGAAGTGTCGCCCTTGTGTTGGCTTGTTATTTATCGCCCTACTTAGTTATTTAAGTAGGGCTTTTACTTTTTCTTTTGCTTTCTCCAAGTCTTCGCTCTCTTCCAAGATTGCTAAGATTTTTCTTGTTTGATTTTCTTCTGTAGTTTGTTTTAATAATTCTGCTAAATTCATTTCTTCGTATTCCATTTCTTTTCTCCTTTCCTGCTATCTCCTTGCTACTCCTATATAATATATCAAATTTAATTTGATGTCAATACTAAAATCAAATTTTTTTGTTTTTTCGTTGACTTTAATAAAATTAAATTGTATTATCATTATATAATATAAATAGGAGGTATCTAATATGAGTGAAGATGTTCAAAAAGAAATATTTTCAAGAAATTTGAAAGCTTATATTGCTAATAGTGGAAAAACACAGCTTGAAATAGCCAAAAGTATTGATGTCTCCCCTCAAACATTTAATACTTGGTGCCAAGGCATTGCTATTCCGCGTATGGGAAAGGTCCAAGCCTTAGCCGATTACTTTCATATAAATAAATCTGATTTAATAGAAGATAAATCCTCTTTCCCAGAAGTCAACACTCTTGCAGCACACTTTGAGGGTGAGGAATTTACAGAAGCAGAAATGGAAGAAATTAAAAACTTCGTTGAATTTGTAAAGAATAAAAGAAAGTAGTCCTTTTTATGGGACACCTTAAAAAGTATACTCTAGTGGGGAGGTGATTTCTTGAACCAGTTAGAACAATTAGAATCAGAAGCCTGCGAGGATGGTATAAAAGTTGTAGATTATTCTTTTGACAGCCCAAATATCAAAGGGTTGTATTGTGACGGTGTTGTTGGTATAAGTGATAGTTTGGAAAACTCTACACAGAAACGTTGTGTTTTGGCAGAAGAAATGGGACATCATCATACTTCTAATGGAAATATATTAACTATGAGTTCTGCATCCAATCGCCAACAGGAGCATAGAGCAAGGATTTGGGGGTATCAGAAATTGATTGATTTAGACAGCATTATTGCAGCTTATGAGAACCACTGCACTAATTTTTATGAGACTGCTGAATTCTTAAACGTAACAGAGCAGTTTCTGACAGACACCATAAATGCTTATATGCATAAATATGGTTGCTACATAAAACACAAAAATTACATCATTGAGTTTGGATATAATTCAGTTGGTGTGATTAAAAATATAAATGATTAGAAGGAGGTTTCTATGGGATTATTTAGTAAACGTACTACTTGTACTGTATGTAATTGTAATGAATCAAAGAAAAGTTTAGCAGATGGTTATATTTGTAAAGATTGTATTTCCAAATGCTATCCATATATCATTACAATGTCTTGGAAAAATTACAAAACAGATGAAATTAGAATGGCCATATCTAAATCAGAAAAAAACAAAGAGCTTCTTGAAATTTTTACTCCAACCAAAACTTTCAAAAAAATGCTTTCAGTTGATGCTAATCACAAATTGTGGATGTATGGAACATCAAATATTGTTTTTAATTTTAATGACGTTGTTTCTTATGAGTTAATCCAGGATGGTGAATCAATAACTAAAGGTGGTGTTGGTAGAGCTGTTGCTGGTGGGATTCTTTTTGGCGGTGTTGGTGCTGTTGTTGGTGGTCTTACTGGGAAGAAAAAAGTTGTTACCGAAATTAAGGAATATGCATTGAATGTTGTTACAAAAAATGAATTTTTCCCTAAAATTCTTATAAATTTTTTGACTGTTACTTCCACTAAATCTAATAGCATTATTTTTAAAACCGCACAGGCAAATGCTCAAAATATTATGGCTGAATTTGATTTAATGATTGAATCAACGAATAGTTCTGAAAAAGATATACAATTATCGTCAGCTGATGAACTAAGAAAATTCAAAAATTTACTAGATGATGGAATCATCACACAAGCAGAATTTGATTTAAAGAAAAAACAATTACTCGAACTATAACATTTTAAATAAAAAGAGCCAGCCACTAAGGACCAGCTCCAAAGAATGATGCAAGACCATTCCTTAACCACGAACATTGTATCATTCCTTGGAGCACCCGGTCAATCAGAACTATTGTTCTGTGGATGGGTGTTATTTTTATACCCTTTTTTAGGGAGAAAGGAGATACAACATGGCAAAAGCTAAGAAACTATCATCCGGAAATTGGAGAACATTAATATATGACCATACGGATGAAAATGGAAAAAGGCACTACAAATCATTCACTGCCAACACAAAAAAGGAAAGTGAATACCTTGCAGCCGAATACCTTCTTAACAAAAATGAATGCAAGGATGATAAGAGCAACTGCTCTGTTGGTCAGATTCTATCTGAATACATTGATTCCAAACGAACAACATTGTCCCCAACAACAATCAATGGATATGAATGTTCATACAAAAATCATTATAAGGCTATTTTTGACTTGCCTATAAATGCTCTTACTTCAAGTATTTTACAGCGTTGGATTGGTGACTTGAATCAGAAACTTTCACCTAAGACAGTCTTGAATGCGTATGGATTGTTTCATTCTGCAATTGACTATGCGGACATACCATTTACTTTCAAGGTGAAATTACCGCAAAGGAAAAAGGATGTAGACGTGTACATTCCAACAGACAACGACATAAAGAAACTTATCCAGTACTTCAAGGACCAGGGAAACAAGGATATGCTAATTGCTGTTTATCTTGCAGCTTATGGCACATTGAGACGTTCAGAAATATGTGGTGTTTCTGCTGATGATATTAAGGATAATAAACTTACAATAAACAAGGCTTTGGTTGATGCTCACGATAAAGGATTAATCCTTAAGGCAACAAAAAACGCGTCCAGCACGCGAGTTATCGAATTACCCCAATTTGTCATTGACGAATTACCGAAAAGTGGGAAACTGGTCCATATTGCTCCACGCACACTAACAAGGAATTTTGCTTCTGCCGTAAAGAAATTAAGATTGCCACATTTTAGATTTCACGATTTAAGACATTACTCTGCATCAATAATGCATGCCATTGGCATTCCTGACGTTTACATAATGGAACGTGGTGGTTGGAGTTCAGACAGAACATTGAAAACTATTTATAGAAATTCATTAACTGACTATCAAAGAAAATACACAGATATGACTAATGAGTATTTTTCAAAATTATAATTTTTGATTTTATGCAACACAAAATGCAACACGAATAATTGCAAATTCCCCGCAAACCCTTTAAAAAAGGGCAAAAAAATAAGCGCGAGACGGGGATCGAACCCGCGGCCCCCTCCTTGGCAAGGAGGTGCTCCA